GGTTCGCTCGGTACGGCATCAGTCAAAACGAAACCTCCTGCTGCCATTTGTCACACTCTCCCACGGAGGCGGCGAACTCCGGCGGGGGCTGCATCCAAAACTCAATGCACAGGCCATCTGTCCCGTAATGCTCGCAGGTGTGGCAGCACCTGGGCGGGCCAGCCTTGATCCAGTCCTTGTACATCGTCACAACTTCAGGCTCCGCATGTCTCATCCCATGTCCTCCTTACGACTTTGAAAAATTTACCGTCCATCCGGTACTCAATTGCGTTCGGATGTTTCGACTTCCCCATCTGAATGACGATGTAATCGAGCGCCTCCGTATCTTTTAGGATACGAATCTCAGCCAGATCAGCCCCGCTCTTCTCAGCGATCGCCATCAGTTTTTGCAGCGCCATCTGGCCCGCGTAACCATCGTTTAGCACGGGGAAATACTCCGTGATCGGCTTATCGGACAGGCTCCCGTAGTAGGTGCAAGCGAGCATCAGATTGCCGCTGGCCTTGCTGATGTGCCTGCGCCAGCTCCAGCCCGTCACCTCAAAGTCTTTACCCTCCATCCCCATGATGTCGTCGTTGCGGAGCTTTAGCTTCTTCTCCTCTGGCTCGGGGAAGGGATGGCCACAGGCAGGGCACTCCTTGGCCGAGATATGCACCAGCTCGTCGCAGTTATCGCAGACCTTGACAGGGGCTTCTCCATCTCCGTCACCGCCCTTCTTCGGGGGCTGCACAGCTACGATCGGCCCGTGCATCTCCACTACTCCAGCGAAGTCAAGCACCAGACAGTGATCGGTGTGGCTCTTGACGCGCATCCCACGGCCTGCCATCTGGACGTACAGACTTGCGCTCATGGTTGGGCGCAGCATGGCGATCAGGTCAATATCGGGGTAATCAAAGCCCGTTGTCAGTACGTTGGCGTTCGTTAGCGCACGCAGCTTGCCGGCCTTAAAGTCATCGAGCATTCGCTTGCGCTCGGCCTTTGGCGTCTCGCCGGTGACGCACTGCGCGGTTACTCCATGCCGTCGCAGAACCTCGGCAACGTGCTCGGCGTGCTGCACACCAGTACAGAACACCAGCCAAGCCTTGCGATCGCCAGCCAACGCAATCACCTCCTGGACGACGCGCTGGTTGTTGTCATCCGTGTCAACGGCGGCTTGCAGTTCGCTCTCAATGAACTCTCCTCCGCGTTTCTTGACCCCGGACGTATCGAGCTTGGCGCTGGTGACCTTCGATCGCAGCGTAGATAGGTAGCCCTTGAACACCAGCTCTTCAATACTCACAGGCTCCAACAGCGCATCAAAGAGCGCGGGCTTGTCGGTAATCAGGCCGTGCCCCAGGCGATACGGTGTGGCGGTAAGCCCCACAACGCGCAGCGCCGGGTTGATTGCCTTGAGGTCGGCTAGGAGCTTACGATAGCCACCCTCCTCCTTGTGATTGACAAGGTGGCACTCGTCAATGATCACCAGATCAAGGTGGCCCAGCATCTCGGCCTTGGTTCGCACGGACTGGATGCCAGCGAACGTGATCGGCTCGCCAATGTCTCGCTTACCAATGCCAGCGCTGTAGATCCCCATCGGTGCAGCGGGCCAGTGCAAGCGCATCTTCTCAGCGTTCTGCTCGATCAGTTCCTTGACATGGGTGAGCATTAGCACTCGAGTCTCAGGCCAGTTTTGCAATGCGTCTTTGCATAGCGCTGCCACGATGTGGCTCTTGCCTGACCCGGTGGGCAGCACGAGGCACGGATTGCCAGCGTTGCCCGCAAAGAACCAAGCATAGAGCTGATCTATGGTGCGCTGTTGGTAGTCACGGAGCACTTAGGATTCTCCAAGCTGTTGCTGCACACAAAGGGACTTGTCCGTTGCCGATGGACTTAAGTCTGTCCACCCGAGCGGCCACCCCATCAGCCACTCGACCCACGTTGGGTTCAATTTCCCACCATTGCCCGCGCCTATTGATCTGGCTTCCTCTATTGTTGTGTTTTTTTTCAGTTGTATCCATGCTCCTGATCCACCGCACATACCCTTTGTTATTGGAGTAGGCCAATTCACTTGCGCTGTTAACGTCGGTGTATTCCGACTGTATTCGCTTGGTGCGTTGGTTTCTTTTGCCATGTGCGCTGTTGGCGTAGTCCACTTCATTACTTGATGAGTCAGATTTGTTTGATGACCTTTCTGAATCTTCGTTGATTTTGCATCTGCTGCTTGTGGAGTGCGCCAGAACCCAGATTCTGTCTCTCTGGTGATTGGCTCCAACATCGGCAGCTCCCATAACAGTCCATCGACAGTCATACCCCAGCGCGGTAAGATCTCCAATGACTCTGGTTCCTCCCCGAGTAGTGAGCATTGGGGAGTTTTCCACGAAGACGTAGCTGGGTCGTACTTCGCTAACCACGCGCGCCATGTGTTTCCACATGCCTGATCGTTCTCCGTCAAGTCCGTCGCCTTTTCCTGCTGCACTGATGTCTTGGCAGGGAAAGCCGCCAGATACGACGTCAACAATTCCTCGCCACGGTCTGCCGTCAAAGGTTTGAACGTCATCCCAAATCGGGAAAGGCGGGAGAAGCCCGTCATTTTGTCGGGCGCACAGAACGCTTGCTGGGTAGGGTTCCCATTCGACGGCGCAGACGGTTCGCCATCCGAGAAGTTTCCCCCCAAGTATTCCGCCACCAGCGCCTGCGAATAAAGCCAGCTCATTCATTACCCCACAATCCTTCCATTGAACTCTTCCCGCAACTGCGACAGCATCTGCCCAGGGCTAGCACACTCACTCGGATTGGCCAATATCTCGCGGCTGCTGTACACGCCGTCGCCCGGCATACCATTGGCAACGTCCTTACCGTTGATCACATAGATGGCCTTCCACTCGTCAGGCCCAGGCTTGCGCTGCCACGGCACCAAATCAGGATGCAGCACATGGCTCTCGCAGCCTGTGCGCTGGGCGTCTAGCGGGATCGAGTCATCCCAGCGGGCGCAATGCCAAGTGCTGTCGGACTTGGGCGTAGCGTGAGCGCAGGTGCGGCAGTTGGCGTGCTCCGTGGTCTTTGTCTCGTGGCAGAACTTGTGTGCATCGCAGAACTTGCACTGATACCAGCTCGGGTCTTCGCTGATCGGCGGTGGCATGCGTTCTGACAATGCAATGTAATGCCCACGACGCACATACTTTTCCGCGATTTCCTTGTCATATTTGACGCGTTCTGTATAGATTTGGTCGTTATCTTTACAGATGGCGAAGTAGAGTGCCCGCTCGATGCCAGTGCCGTGCATGTAGACCTGCATCTGAACGAAGTGCTCGGGCTTGGATTTCTCCACGCCGTTCTTCACCATGTCGTCGAATGACTTCTTGCTGTGGGTCTTGAACTCGGCCACATGCTGGGCCTTGGGGGCTTCGGGCACACCCTTCTCAATGATCCCATCCAGTGAGCCAGAGACATGACTGCCGAAATCCACCTGGTGCTGGGTTGACACCTTGCGAACGTCAACGCCAATGGCCCGCAAGTCGGAGATGATGTTCGTTTCCTCTTGGTGGCCACGGCGAAACAGGCGCAGGATTCGGCCAGGGAACTTGGGTTGTACGGCCCACCGGAACGACAGCCAGAGCCAGCGGTCACACATATGGCCCAGCGTGCTGACGCCCAAGTGCGGCCTAGGGGCTTCAGCTTTTTGCTCGTGGTGCTTGTCAATCAGCGCCTGGATGCTATGATCCGACTCGGGTATTTGCATTGCCCACTCCTTGTTTAGTTGTTTGATTGCCCCCGGCGTAAAAACCGGGGGCTATTTTTTTACTTCTTAGCCCAAGGCGGCGCAGCGGACTTCGCTGCGGCAGGGGCAGGCGCAGCGGCCACCGTAGCCACTGGAGCGGGGCTCCCAGACATGGACTTGTAGCCCTTGACCTCGTTGCCAGCACCGTACTGAGCGTCTTCCTTGATGGAGAGCTTGATACCGAGCTGGCCACCAATGAGCTGGTCAGTGTCGGTCACCTTGCCCAGACCAATCGCACGCATGATCTCGCCCAGGTCAGCGCGGCCAATCTCCTCGGCCTTGGGGTTGGGGTTCTTGATGTTCAGGTTACCGAACACCACGCGCCCCTGATGCGACGGGCCGGTGATGTCGTAGCGCAGCTTGATGTACTGACCGGTGCCAGCCTTGGTGTCCTTTAGCTCGGCTTGGCTGATGGTGGCGGTGTACCAACCAGCGGGCAGGGGCTCGAAAGCGCCGGTGTTGCCCTTGGGCAGTTCGTTAGCGTCAAAAGATTCGGGTAGGAAAGCCATGATTACTCCTTAACAGTGATTTTGAAAGACGGACGGCCCGGTTTGACCGTGATTGCACCAGCCAGAGGGCGAGTGATTGATTCGTCGGCCTGCTTCCAGGCTGACATGTTGATTTCAGGCTTCCACCTGAACAGATTGGGGAGGTGATCCGAGAGGCCCATCTCAGCGGCCAGCTCTTGCAGCTTGATGGAATCGACCTTGCGATCGATGCGGCCTTGGATCTTGACCACGAAGCCCGTAGGCTCGGCTGTCTCGGTGGACTCAAACGCCTCGGGCAAGCCCAGCATCTTGACGATCTGGTCTTCGATCTTGCGGCGCTCTACGACAGCCTCCTCCTCGGAGGTCTTCCATCGCAGCCAGTCGGTGCTTAGTTCTTTGAGGTCGGTCATTTGCGAAGCTCCAGCATGGCGTCGGCGAACTCGTAAGCCTTGCTCGCCAAAGCCTCCGCGTCTTTTACAAAGTGAGAATTTGTTGCGATGATTCCCTGCAACGCCTTGGCAGCAAAGTAATCGCGCAAGGTCATGCCCTCGCTGTGATGCCTATCCAACGCTCCGGGGAACGCCGGGCCACCCGTTTTTAGTTCTGCGCTCATGCTCTGTCCCCAATTTTCTGAATGATCGCACCCAGATCAGGCGCTTCCCAAGCGGAGAGCTTTCCCGAGCGATCCTTTGCCAGCCACAGCCCGTCGCTGTCGCACATGATGGCCCGCTGGGTCACGCCCTCGGCATCGCGCTCTACGCGCAGGGCCAGCACCTCGTCGAAGAAATACGGCAGGCCTTGGGTCAGGCTCTTGCCCGGCATTCCGGGGTTGTAGAGCATCTTGCCCATCTCGTCTTGCGACTTCTCCAGCTTGGCGCTCATGTAAACGTGCTTGCCCGGAAGATCGCGGAAGGCGCGGATCAGCTCTTGCATCGTGGTGTTCATCTCACCATACGCTGCGCGGCCGTCCTTGTTCTTCTTCATCTCGTGATTGAGGACGACCTCAGCCACCTCGCTGATACTGTCCAGCGCCACGGACTTGAACTGCCCAGCCTCGGCGCTGTCTTTGCACCAGCTAAAAGCCTCACGCAGATCATCCATCGAAGCGATCTCGATGTAGGGAATGTCTGCGTCCTGAATGGACAGCAGGCCACCCTCGGCCGAGAGCACGATGGGGTTGGGCAGCGTTTTGATGAGGCTGGTCTTACCGGCACCGGCTTGCCCGTAAACGAGCAGCTTGACGCCGTTGGCAGATAGACTGCCAGTGGTCTTCAGATTGATTGCCATGCGGCACTCCTGTTTTTGCACCTCCTTCTGGAAATCAGTTCGAGGTGTGTTGCAACTCTAGTCGATTTCGCGGTACGATGTCAACACCGCATGAAAAAAAATCCAGAAGGACAGAAATGAAGACTGAAGAAGCGGTCGCCTACTACGGCGGCACGAAGAAATTAGCGGATGCATTAGGAGTGTGGCCCCAGGTGATCTACGCTTGGGGAGAGCGGCCCCCGATGTCTCGCCAGTATGAGCTGGAGGTCAAGACCGATGGCGTGCTTAGGGCAGATCGGGAGTCGGTCAATGGCTGACCCATTCAAGATCGACAGCCCAACCTGCATCAGTTTCAGCGGTGGGCGCACCAGCGCTTACATGCTGTGGCGAGTGTTGCAGGCCAATGGCGGGTTGCCTGAAGAGGCCAAAGTCTGCTTTGCCAACACTGGCAAGGAAGACGAGGCCACGCTGCAATTCGTGCATGACTGTGGTGAGCAGTGGGGCGTGCCTATCACTTGGTTGGAGTACCAGCAAGACGAACCACGCTATCGTGTGGTCAACTTCCAGAGCGCCAGCCGAGACGGCGAGCCGTTTGAGGCACTGATCACCAAGAAAAACTACCTGCCCAACCCCGTGGCCCGGTTCTGCACTGAAGAACTCAAGGTAAAGGCCATCAACCGCCACCTCAAGCAGCTAGGGCTGGAGGACGCTGAGACGATGGTCGGCGTGCGTGCAGACGAGCCTCGGCGCTTGCCTAAACTGCGGGCTAGAGATCTTCGCGTTCCCCTTGCGGACGCTGGCGTTACGCAGCACGATGTGCAGACGTTTTGGAAGGCGCAGCCCTTTGATCTGAATCTGACCTTCCGTGACGGAGTGACCGCGCAAGGCAACTGCGACCTGTGCTTCCTCAAAGGCCCAGAGCAGATCATGGGGCTGATCAAAGACAATCCAGACCGCGCCATTTGGTGGGCCAAGCAGGAAGACGCCATTGGCGCGACTTTCCGCTCTGACCGCCCAAGCTACAGCCAAATGCGGCACTTCATCAACAAACAAGCTGACATGTTCAACAACGCAGGCAGCATCGAATGCTTCTGTGGAGACTAAAAATTGGCTGACCTCTCCAACATCCTAGGTGGCCCGTGGTCACCCACGCCACAGCGGCAGATCGCTCCTCCTGACGTTCAACTGATCT